AAAAACAGCAACGGGACTATTTATTGCTTTATTCGGTTCCATATATTTATTATAGACAATGGCTACATTTAAAATTAAACTCGAAGATAAAGCTGCTTTCCTTAACCGTATGGAAAAGGCTGGTGTTGAATTAAATACCGATCAAGCAGTAGACAATAAATTAGAGGGATATTTTGAAGTAACTATTGACGAACCAAAGCAGTTAGAAGCTGCTAATTTAATTTTAAAACAATCTCCAAAAATTAACATCATAACTAAGATGAACAACAAGAAAAAATTAACAAAAGACGAATTAAAAGAAATGGTTCGTCAAGAATTACAAGGCGTATTAGCTGAAAAGAAAAAAGCTATTGCTGAAAATGAAGAAATGAAAGATGAGAAAAAAGTTACAATCTCATTAAATGAATATACAGGTGATCAAAGCGCTTATGATTTAGGAAAATGGGCAGCTGAAAATTTCCCTGCTATTTGGGATGCTTTTAAAAGCATGAGTACTGTAACAAACGCTGAAGGTCAACAATATGTTGATTTTGGTAATATGTTTGTTATATTAGCTACAGCAGGTACAATCACGGTTAGTGTTGGTTTAGCTGTTGTTAAAGATCAAATCGTTGATGCTGCTAAGAAAATTAAAAATGCTGCTAAATCATTATTTAGTGGTAAAGTAGCAGAAGGTGAATCAGTTGATCCAGAATTGGAACAAGCACTTAACGATCTACCACAAGACGTTTTAGCTAAATTAGCGAAATAATATTAAACAATTTTTTGGTAAGTTGGAAGTAATTGGGTAACTCGAAAGAGTTGCCCTTTTTCTTTGGAAGTATAAAATATCTTTCGTAACTTCCACCTACGTGGGTTGGGAAATAGGGGAACAGGGAGAATGAGAAAAACGCCGAGGGGTTGGGGAACGGAAAGAATCATATATTTATATATAAACATATATTATGAAATACAAAAATAACGTATTAGATAAATTAACACAACTAGAAGCTTCTGTTAATAAAGTACAATTTCAAGTTAATAGAGGTGTTGATCAAGATACTATCTTAGAATCTATTGAACAAGTTAAAGAACAAATTGAAAAAACACGTGAAATGATTTCTTTAGAAGGAGATGATTTTGCACAACAATTCGCTAGATAATGTGGTTATCTTTATTATTAATACACGTTGTTGAAATCATAGCTATTGGAATATTTTTACTTATTAGACGTAATAATATTCTTGAAAAAGCTGTTACTAGACAACAAGAATATATTGATGCAATTAGTATTATAGTTGCAAATTCTGATGCTAAATTAAGAGAATTAGATATTCAAGGTGCATTTGAAGCCGATGATGAAGTAGGTACTTTCTTTACTAATTTAAGAGATATCCAAAACATCATAAGTGATTTTAATTCTTCTAACAAGTCTATAATGAACGTATTGAATATGGCTTTTATAAGTTAGCCGAAAATATTATTCATACATTTAAGTTTTACTATACCGATACTGATACGATTGAAGAACTTAAACATGAGGTAATTACTTTCTTACTTGAGAAACTTCACTTGTATAAACCTGAAAAGGGTAAAGCATTCTCTTATTTTGGCACTATTGCTAAACGTTATTTAATTGTTTACAACGAAAACAACTATAAAAAACTTCAAGAGAAAGTTGATGTAGATGAATCAGATGAAGAACAAATGCATCTATATGAAAACGATCGTAATATAGAAAGTTTAATGGATGGAAATGGATTTATGGATCAATATATTAAGTATATAGATGCTCATTTATTTAGATTATTCCCTAAAAAACAAGACGCTCAAACTGCAGACGCTATAGTTGAATTATTCCGCAAACGCGAAACATTAGAAATATTCAATAAAAAAGCATTATACATTTATATACGCGAAATTACAGACGTATCCACTCCTCAGATTACTAAAATTATCAAGAAACTTAAACTTATCTATGTCCAGTTGTATAATGAATACTACAAGCACGGGTATATAAAGATTTAATTATTTATATTTATTGATAAACGCAATTATGGCTAATTTTGATGATATAAATGTATTTGGTAATACGTCCTTGTCGGATTTATTTAAACAAATACACAAGAATAATAAAGATATTGATAAGAAGATTGAGGATTTCATTGAAACTATGAAACCAATGGCGACAGCTAATGTGGGAAACGCCACAAATTTGATGCCTGTTGTTAAGGATTTAATTGACGTTAATGTAAAAAATAACGAACAATTAGTTAAAATGGCAGGTATTGCACAACGTGCTGCAACTACTAATGCTAATAGCGGAGATGAATTAATTAATATGGATGAAATTAATGCTTTATTAGAAGAACAAAAACAAGTAGAAGATAATAGTAGGAAATTATTACAACAAGCTCCACAATATCAAGCTTAAATAGTCAAATATGAAGTATAATATAGGTGGATTTTCTAACATTTTATCTGTACAAGGAAGAAATAATTTTTCTGCTGTTCCTTCTTTACAAGTAGGAAGAGTATATGGTGTGGTAACTACTGAAAATACTCCTAGTGAAAAAATGTTTAAAAAAGCAGGAGGTTTTAATGGTGTAGGATCTGTATTTTATCTTGATTATAATTCTTCTAAAAACATTACTGGCACAGGAGACGAATTTTTAGATTTATGTAACATTGCTAAACCAATGTTTCCTCAATTTCAGTATTATCCTGTTTTAGGAGAATTAGTAGCAATAATTGATGCACCTTCTTCAAACTCTCAAATTTCACTTAACAGTACTGCAGATCAAAAATATTATACTGGTGTTGTTAATTTATGGAATAATAACCAACAAAATTCACAGCCAGCAGATCCTAAAGATAATTTAGGGATTACTTTTGTAGAAAATCCTAATATAAGATCTTTATTGTCATTTGAAGGAGATCATATAGTTCAAGGAAGACAAGGTAATGCTCTTCGTTTTAGTTCAACAACTAAATTGTATAACGATTTAAATGAATGGAGTAGTACTGGAAATGATGATAGTCCTATTACTATATTATCAAATGGATTTGCTTATAATCCTAAAGAAAAATTCCATGTTGAGAGAATAAATGAAGATGCTTCTTCTATTTATTTAACTTCAACACAACAAATTCCTTTACAAACAGACCGAACTGGAACTCTTAATCCACTAACTAAACCAATTGACGCATCTAGATACTTTAATTCTCAGGTTATTATTAACAGTGATAGAGTAGTATTAAATTCTAAACGTGATGAGGTAATGATTTTTGCTAAATCAAATATTGAGTTAAATACTAAAAATATTATTAATTTAAATGCTAATGAGCGTGTTCATCTTAATAGTAATACGGTTTTTTTAGGTACTGTAAATAACAGTTTACCAACTGAACCTTTAGTATTAGGTGATAAATTAAATACTTTATTAGAAAATCTACTTGATAGTTTATATAATTTTGGTAATGCCTTATCATCCGTTGTTGGTTCACCTGAAGGTGCTCCTGCTATAGATATCAATATGGCTGCTGAAGGGTTGTTAAATGATATAGATCGAATTAATAATAATCTAGAGGGAATTTTATCACAACAAAACTTTACAGCTTAATGGCAAACAACGTAAATGTAGGTGCTGTAGTTTCTCCTGATGTTCTTAAAACAATATCATCATCAGCTGCAATTAAAACTTTTGGAGACCAATTAATTAATAAAGCTAAAGAAAAAGTAATTAAAGCTGCTTTAGGAAAAGCTGAAGAGCTAAAGAATCAAATTCAAGAAATAGTTACTTTAAAAATTAAACTTGCTTCTGATTATAATACTGAATTAAAACGTTTAGAGGTCTTATTAAAAGAAAAACAGATAACTCAAGAGAAGTATGATAAATCTGTTGCAATAGAAAATGCTGCTTATAAAATTAAAGTAAAAGAATTAGAAGAATTAGATGCTAAACTTAAAGAAGATTTAGCAAAAATAATTGCTGATCCTTATGCTAAAATAAAGGATAAATTAAATAAACGTAGACTTAAAAAGAAAAAAAGAAAAACAAGAAATAAAGCTGAACGAGCTAAAGCAAGAAGAGCTTTAGCAAAAAAAGTAGCTAAAAATGCTGCTAAAACTTTAGCACCTATTCTTGCATTACAATTAGCTAATAAGTTTGCTGCTGTTTTATCTCAAAGAGCAAAATTAGAAGAACTAGTAGATCAAGTAAATGCTTATATTGAACAAGCTAATACTCCCGAAACTATTAAAATTGCAACTAATTTAAGAAATAATGCTGTTACTTTAATTAATAATAGTATTAATAAATTATCTAGTTTACAGCAAATAATTAGACAAATAGAATTATATATAGCAATATTTACAGCAATAGTAGCTGTACTATCTGCTATCCCAATCCCAACTGCTGTACCTCCTGGTGTTGGTGTTCCTGTAAGTTTAATTACAAGAATTGTTAAATCTTTAAATAAAGCAGCCTTATTAATTGTATCTATAAGTGTTGTATCTACTATTGCCGTTAGTATATTAGAAAGTGAAATTGCTCAATTAAATGCATTAATTGAAAGATTAAAACAAGTAAGTGATTTATTAGATAATCAAGCCGCAACAAATCTAAATGAACAACAACTCGCTGATTTATCTAATGATTTTCTTCCAACAGGTGGTGATTTTGGTTTATATAAAGGATTCAAATTTGCTATTAAAGAAGAACAAACATTAGGAAAATTAATTAAAGAAGCAGTGATTGATGCTATTCATGAAGAATTACCATACATTCTTGAAGAGCACATGGCTAAACAAGAAAAAAAAGCATTACGTGAAGGCAAAGCATTTAGCTATACTAGCAATGATGTAATACCTGGTAACCCAGATGTTAGAGCATCTTTGCGCAGTAAGATGGGTGAAGCTTTTGGATTTCAACAACCCCAACAACAATTAAAAGTAATTGATGCTGTTGATGAAAGTACAGGAGAAAAAGTAAATCCATACTTAGCATTCATAAATGACGCCGCTGCTAATATGACACCAATGGATAGATCAGGATTAAGACAATTAGATTAATATGCCAATACCTCAAACAACACGTGTAAATCCGTTAGATTTACAGAAGAATATTGCTATTGGGGTATCACTACCTTTTAAAAAACCTTTTAAGAGTACATATACTACTAAGGATCAAATTAAATCTAATTTAATTAATCTTTTACTTACAGCTAAAGGTGAAAGAGTTTTGAATCCAACTTTTGGATGTGATATTAAAAGACAGTTATTTGAAAATATTACTGAAGAAACACAACAGAATGTTATAAATAGTATAGTAGAGGCTGTAAATACATTTATGCCTGAAATACAAATTAATGATATAGTAGTATCTCCTGATATTGATTTTCATGCTATAAACGTAACAATAGACTACCAAATCATAATATCAAATTCACCAGGACAAGTAACAATACAATTTGAAACAATTACATAAAAATGGCTAACGAAGATAAAAATATATCATATTTAAATAAAAGTTTTACTGATTTTAAATCGGCATTACAAGAATATGCAAAAACATATTTCCCAACAACTTACAATGACTTTACAGAAGCAACACCAGGTAATATGTTTATCGAGATGGCTTCCTATGTTGGTGACGTTACTTCATTTTATTTAGATACTCAAGTACAAGAAAATTTCTTATTATACGCTAAGGAAAAAGAAAACCTGTATGCTCAAGCATATGTAATGGGTTATCGCCCTAAAGCATCATATGCTTCAAATACTATAGTTGATGTATATCAAATGGTCCCTTCTGTTTCTAATGATGGAGGAATAAGCACACAACCAGATGTTACAACTTACGGTTTAATCATCCCAGCAAATACCCCAATAACTTCTACTTCAACAGGTACTAAGTTTTTAACAACTCAACAAATAGATTTTACTAATACAGGTAGTGCAGAGATTACTTTTATGAATAGTGATTTTTACTTAATGAAAAAATCAGTTCCTGCAATATCAGCTGAAATTCAAGAAACTACTATTAATATACCAGCAAACCAAAAGTTTGCAACTGCTGTTATTGAAGATACTAATATATTACAAATATTGAATGTAACGGGAAGTGATGGTAATTTTTGGTATGAAGTTCCTTATTTAGCTCAAACTTCTGTTTTCCAAAAAATATCAAATCCCGGAGTTAATTCAGATCAAGTACCTTATTTATTACAATTACAAAGAGTTCCTAGACGTTTTGTTTCTAGAATATTATCTGATAATACATTACAATTAGAATTTGGTGCAGGTTTATCTACAGATAAAACAGATAGTCAAATTATTCCAACAGCAGGTAATATTGAAGCAGGTTCTGTACCTGGTATTTCATTATTAACTAATAATTACAATGAAGCATCTACCTTCTTTACTCAAGAATATGGTTTAGCACCATCAGGTTCGTTAACAATTAAATACTTAACTGGTGGTGGTATTACATCAAACGTACCAGTAAATGATTTAACTGCTATAGATAAAACAAATATATACTTTAAAAACGGAGACCCAGATGATTCTTTATCTGCTACTGTTATTAATAGTGTAATATCTTCAAATCCATCCCCATCAACAGGAGGTAGAAATGGAGATACAGTTGAAGAAATTAGACAAAACGCTTTATATTCTTTTTCAACTCAATTAAGAGCTGTAACTAAAGATGATTATATAGTAAGAACATTAGCTATGCCTGCTGATTACGGTACTGTATCTAAAGCATATATATCTCAAGATTTATACCAAAACCCACAACAAACAGTAGCACATACACAAAATCATAATCCTTTATCTTTAGATTTATATGTGTTGTCTTATAACAATAATAAACAATTAACAACAGGATCTGTAACATTAAAAGAAAATTTAGTAACTTACCTTAATCAATATAGAATGGTTACTGATGCTATTAATATTAAAGATGCTTATTATATTAATATTGGTGTTAATTTTGATATAACTGTATTAAGTGGATATGCTAATAAAGATGTTTTAACTTCTTGTATATCAGTTTTACAAGATCATTTTAATATAGACAAATGGCAAATTAACCAACCAATTATTTTGTCTGATGTAACATCTAAATTATTACAAACTAAAGGTGTTCAATCAGTTACTAAATTAGAAGTTGTAAATAAACAAGGAGGAAATTATTCACAATATGGATATGATATTGCGGGTGCAACTAAGAACGGTAATATTTATCCTTCATTAGATCCTGCTATATTTGAAGTTAGATTCCCTAACACAGATATACAAGGTAGAGTAGTAGTAAGTTAAAAATTAAAGATATGAATTTAGAAAAATTAAAAGGACATGTTCCTGAAGCTGTAATAGCTCAAATCCCTGCTGTAATGGAAAAATTCCAAATTAACACTCCATTACGCTTAGCTCATTTTCTAGCACAGTGTGGTCATGAATCTGGTGGATTTCGTTTAACAAAAGAAAATTTAAATTATAGTGCTAAAGGTTTAATGGGTATATTCAAAAAATATTTCCCAACGGAAGCACTAGCTAAACAATACGAGCGCAAACCAGAAAAAATTGCAAACAAAGTATACGGTGGTAGAATGGGTAACGGCCCTGAAGTATCTGGTGATGGTGCTAAGTATTGTGGTCGTGGTTATATCCAATTAACTGGTAAAGACAATTATACGGCATTT